ATTGATGATTTAGGAGTTGAAACTGATAAATTCGAGGAAGATTTATCATATATTCAAAACCACCTTAAGGATAAATTATGAACAGTTATATGCCGGAACATGGTGTTGAAACGAACACCAGTAATAAGAACGATTACCTTAAATTCACGAATGAAGGCACTTATAGATTCCGAGTCATGGGTATTCTCGGAGATAAATATAATTTTATTCATGGATACATTGCATGGGATAACGAAGAAAAACCGCACAGGGAAGCTTTTGTTGAAGGGTCGAAAGGGTCGCCGGAATTGATAGCAAAAGACCGCGATAAAGAACCAAAATATTTTTGGACTTTTGTCGTTATATTTGTGAGTGCAACCGATAAGGATAACAATCCGATTCTACAAGAAGAATTCGGGAAACCAAAAATCGTTGAAATAGCTCAAAAGACTATTCAGCAAGGAGTGTCGAGATTGTTGAATGACGTGGATTGGGGCAATCCTAAAGATTATGATATTACAATAAATCGCGTGGGTAAACTAATGGAAACTAAGTATTTTGTAAATGCGAAACCTAAGTCTCCGATCACGCAAGAGATGCATAAAGCGGTCGATGACGCAAGGATAGATTTGCGAGTATTGTTTGAAGGCGGACAACCTTTTGGTGCTCTAAATTCTGAAGAAAATAGCATTGAATCTCCAAATGAACAATTAGCAAGAATCGCAAATAGCGCAATGAATAAATGAATCGAGAACCATATATAATTGTTTTAAGAAAATTATTCCACGATGATCTATGGACTTCTGAACAGTTTACGAAAGGTCAGGCATGGGTCGATCTATTCTTTTGGGCATATCATTCAGATGGTAATTTTAAATGGAACGGCAAACGTTATAATTTAAGGCGGGGTCAATTCTGTCATACAGAAGAATATTTGTGTAAAAGATGGAGATGGTCGCGTAATAAACTGCGCCGTACATTTAAAAAATGGCAGGAAAACGGAATGATAACGATACAACGGTTGGCACAACAAACGGCACAAAGAACGGCACAGCCAAGAAACGTTATAACTCTTTGTAATTATGACAAAATACAGTTCAGCTCAAAAGGCAACGGCACAACACATGGCACAACGAACGGCACAACACATGGACAGCAAACGGCACATAATAATAATAAACGAAAAGAAATAATTATTAGAAAAAATTTAAATAAGCCTTCGCGGAAAATATCTGAAAAGGATATACGCCGTTCACAAAAAACAAAACAAGCCCTCGACAAATTATTAGCATTACACCAAGAAAGTTCTGTTTGACTTAGTACACCTACATAAATGATAACTATTATAGTTGTCAACTATGGATTGGTCGCTATGTTCCTTGAAGTAAAAGCAGATACCAAAAAACTCACTAAACATTTAAAGAGACTACAGAAAAAGCAAATCCCTTTTGCTACGTCAAACGCATTAAATAGCACTGCATTTGATGTCCGTACTTCTCTGCAACGTTTACTCCCACGTTTTATTGATAGGCCAACAAAAGGAATAGTTAAGTCTGTTCAAGTCACTAAGTCTACTAAAAAGACACTAACTGCAACCGTTGGCTTTGTCGGCTTTGGTTTCCGCACTAATAAATGGAGTACATCTCCTGCAAAGATAATGGATAAACATATAACCGGAGGTACACGAAAACCAAAAAGAAAAGCGATCGCTGTTCCGGTTGGGCTAAAGGTTAATAAATATGGCAATATCCCACGCAACAAGATTACAAAGCTCTTGTCAGATAAGGATAAATACTTTTCTGGTGTACCTAAAGGGCGCACTAATGCAGGAATATATGAGCGTACAAAGAATGGACTCAAGATGCTACTCGCGTGGGAAGATCGAGCACACTATAAAGGCGGGCGCTTTCCATTTAATCGTATTGTCAACAACACAGTTAATAAGCGGTATAAAAAGAGATTTGAAACTGCACTAAATAATGCTTTGCGTACCGCTAGATAAAAAAGGTACTTCTAGCGGTATTAATAGAGGGTTTTTCGCACGCGCAAATTTTATCTAGTCACAGAAAAATTATTTCGATTTCGTTTCGGAGACCATGAAAATAGAAAACGTATCAATCGCAAAGGTGATCCCATACGTCCGCAACCCACGCAAGAACGAAAACGCGGTGGAGAAGGTTGCATCGTCAATACAGGAATTTGGCTTTAGACAACCGATAGTTGTTGACGAGGAAAGCGTAATCATCGCAGGACATACCAGATATGAATCTGCAAAGCGACTCGGCTTGGACACAGTTCCGGTTCATGTAGCTAAAGGATTAACTCCGCAACAAGTTAAGGCGTACCGTATCGCAGACAATCGTGTCAACCAAGATTCGGAATGGGACATGGATTTGCTGAAGCTAGAACTGGAGGAGTTAGACGAACCGGAGCTCAGTGGTTTTGATCCAGATGAGTTGCAGAATATTCTTGCAGAGTTGGAGGAGGGTTTAACCGATCCGGACGAAGTACCAGAAGTCCCGGATGTACCATTTACAACAACTGGAGACCTTTGGGAGCTCGGAGATCATCGTTTGTTGTGTGGAGATGCTACGAAGCCAGAAGATGTTGAACGGTTGATGGGCGGGAGTATAGCGTCGTTATGTTTAACTGATCCGCCATACTCGGTTAACTATGACGAGGCTTATAAAACTCCAGGTAGAGGCGGAATAGCTTCAGTTCATAAAAAATACACTGAAGCAGATATCAGCCCTAAAGATTTATTATATTTTTTAAAATTAGTCCCTAGCGACCTAATTATATTTTCGTATGCAGTAGATAGACATATTTTTGTCTTAAGCGAGAGATTAAAGGAATTCGGGTGGGAAGTAAAAAAGGAATTAGTGTGGGTCAAGAATACTTTTGCATTTTGGAGAGGCGCGAAGTATCAGCAGAAACATGAACCTATTTGGATATGCACTAAAAACAATGGAACTTTTGCTGGAAGCGTTCGAGCCGATGAAACAACAATCCAAGAGTTTAATAAACCCTCAACTCATAATCTTCATCCAACAACAAAGCCAATTGAGTTATGGCAAAAATTTGTTGAGTACCACACAGGAATTGGAGAGTTGGTATTTGATCCATTTACAGGGTCAGGGACAACACATATTGCTTGTCAAAAAACCGGACGCAAATGCTATGGCATAGAAATAAGTCAAGATTTCTGCGATGTGATTATTTCCCGATGGTGTGATTTCACAGGGAAAGATGATTTGCTGTTAAACGGCAAACCGTTCAAGTGGTCAGAAAGAGAGATTAAGAAAGTGGCATGAAAGAGCAAACCGTTCCAATTGGATCACTCGGAAGTGTCCTTAACCTATCTGAGAGACGAATACAACAGCTTGTTAAGGAAGGTGTACTCTCGAAGGAGGAGCGCGGTCGTTATCCGTTTATGACGAACGTCAAAGGATATGTAATGTATCTGCAATCAAGAGTTGATGGCAATAATACCGGAATCATCGATCTTGACGAAGCACGCAAACGTAAGCTCCAAGCTGAAGCAATGATGGCAGAGTTGGAGTTAGAGAGGACACAGGAAAACACAATCAGCGTTGCAGATCACGGAGAATTTGTCGGTAAACTTGGGGATGCGTTAAAAGGTCGTCTTATGGTTTTGCCGTCTAAACTAGCACCGGCTTTAGCGCTAGAAACAAAACAAGGACTTTGCAAGCAAATAGTAGAAGATGAAATCAGAAGCGTCCTTAAAGAAATCAGTCGAGTCATATCAGACGACGAGCTCCGGTCTTCTAAAGGCGAAAGCGGAACGAAGAAAACAGGCAACGCGGTATCTTCCGCCTCCTAAATTAACAGTCTCAGAGTGGTCAGACCAAGAGCGTGTTTTATCTTCTGAGTCGTCTGCATCTGCCGGACAGTTTTATACATCGAACGCAGAATATCAGCGCGGAATGATGGACGCATTCTCCGACCCTCAGTATTCAGAGATTGTGATTATGTCAGGCTCGCAAATTGGGAAGACGGAGATTATAAACAACATTATCGGATATTACATTGAACACAATCCGCTGCCGATTTTATGTTTGCAACCTACTCTGTCAATGGCGCAAACCTGGTCTAAAGATCGGCTAGCGTTAATGCTTCGCGATACACCGTCCTTGCGTAACAAAGTTGGAGATGCAAGATCTCGTGACAGCGGGAACACTACTCTTCATAAAACTTTTGCGGGAGGAAACGTTACGGTATGCGGTGCGAATTCTCCTGCATCTCTGGCAAGCAGAAGCATTGCAATATTACTCGCAGATGAGGTTGACCGTTATCCAACGTCGGCAGGAGCAGAAGGTGATCCGATAAATCTAGCAAAAAGACGAACAGCAACATATTGGCAGAAGAAAATACTGCTTACATCAACGCCGACGATAAAAGGTGCGTCAAGGATCGAATCTGCATTTGAAGGGTCAGACCAGAGATATTACCACATAAATTGTTGGAAGTGTGGAACACCGCAAGTTCTCGAATGGTCTCAAGTAAGGTGGGAAAAGAATAAACCGGAGACAGCAAAATATCATTGTGTTGAGTGCGATGAAGCGTGGTCAGACATACAACGTAAACAAGCTATTAAAAGCGGCGAGTGGATCGCAACTAAGCAATTTACTGGTGTTGCGGGTTTTCATCTTAGCGGACTTTATTCTCCGTGGATGGATATTGCTGAGATCGCAAATATCTTTATTGAATCTAAGCGAACAGGCGCAGAGGCTCTTCGCGTATTTATCAACACTATTCTTGGTCAAACATGGGAGGAGGAGGAAGGCGAAGGGATTGAGGTTAATTCAATCATGGCTAGAGCAAAACCTTTTTCTGGTCAAATACCGGATTCAAGTATCGGAGTTTTATGCGCGAGTGCAGACGTTCAAGCAGATCGCATTGAGATACTTGTCAATGGGTATAGCCATAATGCGATATGGATCGTGGGATTCCAAATTTTTTATGGTGCGCCAACTTCTGAAGATATTTGGCTCAAAGTTGAAGAATATCTTAGAACGACTTGGGCGCATCCGTCGGGACAAGATTTAAGAATTACAAGATCATTTATTGATTCAGGTTATGAGACTGGAGCAGTTTACAATTTTTGCCGAAAATTAGAAGCAATAGGCGTTTCCGCAATAAAGGGCGTAGGTGGGACGAATCGCGCAGAAGTGGGGCGTCCAACTAAGAACAATTCAGCGCGGTGCAACGTGTTTCCGTTAGGAGTCAATACTTTAAAAACGCAAATCATGGCGAGGTTAAAAGTCGAAGATGATCAAGAACCTGGTTACATACACTTTCCCGATTTTCTGGACGAGGAGTTTTTCCTTCAGCTTACATCTGAAAGATTGGTTAAGAAATACAGCAAAGGTATCCCAAGGATGGAATTTAAGAAGATGCGACCGCGTAACGAAGCACTTGATTTGATGACTTACAACTTAGGCGCGTTCCGATCTTTGAATGCAAATATGCCTTTAATTCAGAAAAAATTAGAAGATATAAGAAAAGTAAAAGAACCAAAAACACGTC